TTCTATTCTGCTTGCCAACTTCTCCAACACCGTAACAATCTTTTTCATTAATACCTGTTTGTCATAAATAAGATAAACACAAAATATACCAACCGCTCCATATTAAATAAGGCTGTCCTCTATCATTCTTCTAATAACTCCTCACCATTAAATGATGGGGGGACTCCTGTTGTTAAGGCTGATGCCAATCTATCTCCATAAATATCTGCTATTCCTCCGGGTTGTAAGAATACATCAAAGTCCGCCAAATCTTTTCTACCATCTTCCATAAAAGCGTTTAGGTCTCCTTGTGTCTCTGCTTTTACCTGTCTCCTTGCTTGATGAAGTCTTGTTAAAATTTGATTGTATTGTGCTATGTAGATATCTGCGTTTCCCGGGTCGCTACTTGCTGCGGTTGCTAGGTTTCGCATACCTGTTCTAGCTGCGCTTAGTTCTGCCTTTCCTGCTTGTATTTCTCCTCGCTGTTGGACTTTAATATTTCTCATAATCCCACTAATAAATCCCGAGGTTGCCCCTCCTACTGCTCCTATTATTGCTCCTGCGGGTGCTGTTACAGTAGAACCCACCCCTCCTCCTGCGACTCCTCCAACCAATGCCCCAGTAGCCGCCCCACCTATTAAAGAAGGTGCTACATTTGCCAAACCTGCAGTCGCTGCTTGACTAAAATTAATATCTGCCTGTTGTGCTGCGGTCAAATTGCCCACCTGTCCTATTTGCCCTATTTGTGATTGTAATCGTTGCTGTTGTTGAAAACCTTCTGCTGTTTGTTCTCCTTCTATGGGTGCTATTTTTGCTTGTTGTTTACCTACGATTTTTTCTACATCTGCCCTTGATGATTGTACAAAGTTTCCTTTGCTGTTTATGAATCCCTTAACCTCTCCTGTCTCTGCATCCCTTGTTACGGTTCCTTCCGGTGATGGAGGTGTTGGTGCTTTTACTTCCGGGGTCTTATCTACTGGTTCGGGTAATATACATTTATTACCGTCCCATGTTCCGCCCCTATCTATACAATCTGACTCCGGGGTTCTCTTTGGAGGTCTAAAACTCCTAGGGTCTGCTCCGGATAATAGTTCTGCTATTGTTGCCATTATTCTCTAGTCATAGATGCCTCCACATCGTTGGGCTGTATGCTTTCTTGCCCTGTATTTTTATCTTCTTGGAGTCCGCCTAAACTTGGAGGTCTGTTAAACTTTACTTTCTTATATAATTGATTCCAAATATTATCTTCCTCGTCTGCTTGTTCCTTTGCATAGATTGGTTCAAATATTACATGCCCCATCTTACCACCGACCTCACTCGTACCATCACTTGTCGCGATAGAACGAGGGACGCCGAAAGTCTGATAAGTAAAATTCTCTACATACTGGATAAAACTCTGTCTGTCTTCGCTAGACTTGCTTGGGTAAGGTTCAATCTTCGCTGTGTCTTCGGGGAGTCCTACCATCTCTCCGTTCTTTACTGCCTTCTCTATTTGAGAATTTGCATAAGTAATCTTACCCTCGTTGTTTGTTTTATAATAGACTATACCCAGAGCTTTGTCTCTGTGCTTGATTACTCTCTCGTCATCAAATAATTCGTTTCTTGTATCAATGTATTTCTTAATAGCATCAATCTGGGAAGTTCCGTGGACTTGGTCTCCTATCCTTTTATTGGATGAATGATATATCTCTGTTGTTTTTTTCTTTACCCACTTCTTACCATTCCAAATCTCATACCTTTTTATTCTTCCGCTTTGTGAAATAATCTTGACCCTCTCCGGAGATATTGGAATAAGGTTCACTAAGACGTCTTCGTCCTTTCTTGCTTCTGTTACTATCTCCATAAATGAGTCACCTACAATTAATTTAATAACCTCGTGGTTCCACATGATACTAGAAAATGTATCATTCCCCCTCCCTGTGACGTGTTCAAATTCTGTTTTCGTTGTGTCATCTTCTGCTACCCATCCCCTACCAAATGCCCATGTCGCTAAATTATTTGCTGCGGAGAATATGATAGGGTCTTTGGCATAGTACCCCATGTTTGTCGGAGCATCTTTAAAATATGTTATTGTCTCCCCTGTTGAATTATCAACATCTAAAGTCATACTATCCATCACGAAGTCGGGGACATTGCTAGAGAAGTCTGTCGTTGTTGCGTTGTTTAAATCTAAATTTGCCATTATAAGTTAAGTTTGAATGGGATATTTGCTTTTAGTTGTGTTGTTTGCGCTGTGCCGCTTGTTCTATTTTGTGGGTCATGGAATAGCGAAACCGTTCCAGAGCCTCCGCTTGTTACATTTCCCCATACTTCTATAGTTACTCTTAAAATATCACCTTGTGCAAAATGTGTAAAAGGAACATCTATTTTAATTGTCATTGTGTTATAAGAGTTTGTTGAGTTTTCTGAATTTGTTTCTGTTTGAGCCGTTGCTATTTCGGTCTCTGTTGTGCCATCCCATTTCCTAACCCTTGCGACCAAATAATAGTCCATTGGGTTGGAGTTCTTTGTTGCGTAAGTAGTCATTGTTAGTATCGCTGTTCCGATTATACCTTTTGGTATATTAAAAGGCGAAAGGTCAAAATCCAAATCCAAAACCTTACTGTTCGCTGCTTTTATTGCTGGACTAATTGTTGATATGTCATTTGAATAAATATCGTTCTTAGTTAAAGTATATGTCTTCGTTGTTTGCTGTCTTGTTTGAGCACCTAAAAATTCAACCATACCCGTTCCATCTGCAAAATCATTATAATCATAACTCGCAATTACCGGGGCCGCTGTTGTGAAGGGTTCTGCTAATACCATTATAATCCTATTATGTCTAGGCTGTCGGCTCTTCCGTCCTTTAACTCGAACGTCTTCTTGAATGTCTGCCAACTATCATTGAATACATTTAATTTTGATTGTGTCGTTGCTAGTTGCCATGTATTCTGATTTTGATTAACTGCGTAGAAGGCTGCCCTGTTCGCTGCTACCTGTGCAAAATACCTCAACCAGTTGGTTCCGATACTTGCGACGTTTGCGACGAGGTCGTTATTAACTAACGCTGACATATCACCCTCTGCCCACTTCACCCAAATGTTAGTATTGGCTTCTAGGATTTGTGTTGCTGATGCGTTCTGTCCTATCGCTAGGAGGACTTCTGCTGTTGTTGCGAGTGTGCCTTCATCTCCTGCCATCTATGTTAATCGAATAGACCCTCATATTTAAATCTTTGTCTTTGCCTAACCATGCACTTCTGATGATTCCTTCAACAATATGGCTATATCTTCCCGATATTCTCCCATTTTCTTCCATTTGTATGCTTCTTAACGACATTTTTATGTCTTTTCTGTCAAATAATTTGATTTCTTGGCGTTCTCCTAAACCGATTAAGTTGGCATACATCGCCTCTTTATGCTTTTGTGTCTTGCCTTCCTTATCTACTTCGATGTTCACCGCGTTGTTTAATGCGACTACCTTGTAACGTGTTTGGTCGTTGATTAGTAATTGGTCGAAGACTCCTACACCCATGCCTCCGGAGTCAATCCCTATTTTATCAAAATTAAACGTCTGGTCTAAGTCGAGGATTTTCTTTGTGGTGTCGGTTGTCCTCGTCTTTGTGGTTACCTCGTGATGTGTTTGTTTTAGTATATTATCTGTCCTCTTAAGTCCTTCAAATGTAGATTCATCCTCTCCCATACCTGCGACATCTACTCCGAGGAAGTCCCCACCATTGTTTATCTCTGGGAGTGTACATACTTGGTCTATCCACTCATCGGAGAATACCCTCCGGAAGTCATCGACAAATTCCCCGAGATACATCTGACTGTACTGTTGGGCTGTAAATCGTCTTCGTTTTTCTTCTAGGAAGTCCTCCGATATTCTCGGACAGTCCTCCGAGGACTGGTGGAAGGATGTGAAGGATGGGTCATTAAAACATTCATAATAATATCCCTCTGATATGTAGGGAGTGGATAATAACCACATCGTACCCTTTGTGACTGCTAGGGCCGGGGTTATTGAGTTCCATACTTCTTCCTTTATCCAAGCCGCTTCGTCGGCGATTAGAAGGTCTATTGTATATCCCATGATTCCGTAACCCGTATCACCCGCAGCATAACAGTATATTTCGGAGCCATTCTTCAACTTGATGACGTGCTTTGTGGGTTTAGGCTTTGATATTTTTGATTTGTCTTGTCTGACTATATTATTTAAAATTTTCGAGAATAGTAGATTTGCTTGTTTCTCTGTAAAT